GCCATCTATGAGTGGAGTCTACAAACATTTCAAGTTTCAGACGAGCACGACGACATGGCTGAAAGAAAATTTAGTAAATTGTGCCGTTCGTAAACTTCCTGCGGACTGGAAGTACATGGCATGGATCGATGCCGACATTTCATTCTTGAACAAGTACTGGGTCAAAGAGACACTTGATCAACTCCAAAAGAGCGACGTTGTCCAAATGTTTCAGACGGTTGTAAATTTGGGATCGAATGGAGAGTGCATCAAAATGGACAAGAGTTTTGCGTACATGTTCAAGGATAGTGGAACACCGCTGGTCAAAAACGATCGCTACGGTTTTTGGCATCCAGGGTATGCATGGGCTTGTACACACAAAGCATGGAACCGTATGGGGGGCTTACTCGACTGGGCAATTCTCGGATCGGGTGATCGGCATATGGCGTACAGTTTCGTCGGACAGGTTTTAGATAGTGCACCAGGGAACATACATCCCAACTATCGATCGATGTTGTGCGAATATCAAATTGCCTGTAAAGGGTTGAGTATAGACTATGTCCGTGGGACAATACTTCATCATTGGCATGGATCTATAAAGAATCGCAGGTACCGAGAACGCTGGATCATTCTGACCAATCACAAATATGATCCAATTCTGGATGTAGGTTTTCAAAAATCCACTGGTATCATCGAACTGACTGAAGCTGGAAAACGCATGACGAAAGATCTCGAGGAGTATTTCACTTCGAGACAGGAGGATGACGTCTGAGATTTTGATCCGGATCGTAACGATTCTTATACCAGGACACAGGTGCCTTTTTCTTGGACACGAGCACAAACTTGTATACGCGCGCAACTCCCCATTGATCCGCCGTCATACCTGGCCGAGACCCACCCGTCTGCCATGCACGCCGGCCACGATTGTACACCGTGTCAAGAACTTTACGAGGTATACCGGTACGTCTAGAAATGAGATTCTTGTCAAACTTGAGTCCTGGATACATTTTATGAAACTGTAACGTCCACCTGGACTTGCGTGGCCGGGCAGCTGCGTCCGACGGACCCAAAACAAAACGACCAGTCTTTTTCCGAACCAAGAGTTCTTTTTCGCGTACACGTTTCATGGCGGGCGTCAGGCTTGAAAAGTACCGCTGAGGCCATGTGTACCGAAGAGTGATGTGTCGAGGACGTCGTAGCATTACGTTTATTCTATAAAATTAATTATCATTCATGCGAATCAATGTCTTTCTAATTATAAACATTTTACGCCGGTGATATAAAAAGTTATCCAACGACAATGACGCCTATACCGTTCCAAAAGCCGTAACGATGACTATCATGCCCTTTCGGATACTCGACTTCAAACATATACATGACATTTGCATTGACATCCCTGAGACCATCCATAGTTCCCTTCTTTACTTCAGTCCATGACCAATCATCCACTACTATAATCGCATTCTTTGAAAGTACAGGCCATGCGTACGTAATCGCCTTGTATTGGTCCTCGTAAGTGTGACCTCCGTCATACAGATATATATCAATTGGATGTTCTAGAGACTTGAGATCCACCTTGAAAAAATCATCTTCAATAACCTTGACATCAGTGATACCAAACTCATTGATGTTGTTTAAAAAGTCTCCACGAGGGTCAATAGGCCATGGCAGTCTTGTTACAGGATCCAACTGAAATGACGTGTTAAACTCTGACCAGTTATCAATTACAGTCCCATGTGTCGTGTCACAGTTTTTATACATTGCCGAAACAAACGAAGATCCCTTCCATGTACCAACTTCAAGATATTCTGTTTTACGTCCGGGTATTTTAAACGAACAAAGACGATTATAAAACTCACGAGTCAAAATACCTGTCATACCTTCCATCTGTAGAATCCTTTCCGGAAGACTCAAGTTGATACAATCATCTATACATTTTTTGACATGTATCGACATTTCATTTTCAGAGTTTGTAACCTCTTTGACATACGGTTGAAACTCATTTTTTAAAAAATCTGTAGACATTATACAAATTATACTATAAATATCTTTATATAAAAGTTTTTCATGCTAAAAATATGAAGCATTTTATGAAACATAAATGAAGTTTTGCCCGGATGGAAATACTACAACGATAATATTCTTCGACATGGGTTTATAGGTTTGAAACTTGTTGATATACATGGGCATTATGGAGCGAATCGTATCACACATGGACATTGATACGCGGCTCGCATTTAAAATACCTCCTCGACGCCTAAAACACATTCCCAAAATCAATATTCCTCTCAGTCGGATATTTATCAATCAAAAGTTTGCTATTAAAGTTTCACCGTACAGACTCTGGATGTATTTTACAGCCCATGCAGTTGTCAACGGAATCAACTATTCATTCGAGTCAGAGTATTGTTTCGAAACAGAAAGGACTGTGACTCGTGTGACCGGAGGCATGACACATCACAGGGTCTATCAAATTGTCGAGTTTATGGATGATGACGAGGATGAGTTTCCAAACTGTGAACTGTGGAAGATTCATCGACAGTTTGAAAAGTTAAGAGAGATTGACGCGTAGAAAGTATGCACCCAACCGTCGAACTACTTTTGAAAAAGACGTATGACGACCAGCGAACACCTGCATGGCATGCTTTGCGTGGGACTATGCTTACCGCCAGTGACCTCGCCACCGCCATTGGAGATAATCCATACGAAACCCCGGATGACTTGCTTGTTAAAAAATGCGGCCATAACAAGTGGAATGGAAACGCAGCAACAGCCCACGGAACATTACTCGAACCCGTCGCTCGAGACTTGTATGACGATCGGTACAATCAAAAATCTCATGAAATTGGTCTTGTGCAACACCCGGTCCACAAGTGGCTTGGAGGATCACCCGACGGCGTCACTGAATCGGGGCGACTTATTGAAATTAAATGTCCACTCAGCCGGAAAATAACACCCGCCGTCCCAAAGTACTATCTGCCACAAATTCAACTTTTGCTCGAGGTTTTGGATCTCGAAGCTTGTGATTTTATTCAATATCGCCCAGGGCCTCCTGAGGAGTTTGTCGTGACTGAAGTTATTAGGGATCGAGAATGGTTCGAACGCATACTTCCAAAGGCTCGGAGATTTTGGAACCTGGTTCTCGAAAAACGCCAAACTGGTTTGTGTGAAATTGTCGACGACGCGTACATGCCTGTATGTGAAATTATTGATGAAATACTAGATGACGACCGAGGAGTTTGAAAAGTTGGACCAAGAGTATGAACGACTCGTCAAAGCTCTCGACGAAAACATCATGGCTCGAAGGAACCTTTGTAAAAAAATGAACGATTTAAAAAAGAGTAATGAAATGCCAGTCGTGTCAGAAGAACCAAGGGATGACTCTGACATGCCGGGAGTGCAAGGGGATGTTTTGCACGGGGTGCATTCAACTTGAAGTTCATGAATGTCCATGTATCGAACTTTATGTGGCGCGTGAAAAGAACCTACTTGAAAAGAAACTCGTCAAAGTAGTGGCTTCAAAATTTAAATTTTCTTAGAGCCAAAATGAATATGAGAACGGCCATGGTGAGGATGAGTGGCCACAGTTCACTGCGCGTCAATGGACCAAAGTCCGTGTAGTTTCGGCCGTCAGTCATGATAACTTCACGGCTCCAAGACGTCGTTCCGTCATCAAATTGATACTTGCGTGCTGGGAACATAAAGGAGGTTGCCGGATCGACACCACCAGTCATGGCAGTCATGGCTGGTGCGCGAAATATATGTTTTGGTGTAAAGTGAGCCTCGTACTCTGGACGCTCCTCTGCACCCAACTCAGACTCTTCTTCACGCGGGAGCATCCAGGGCAAAGCCTCAACCGACTTGTATCCACCATTGTACGACACACCGAACGTGTTGGTTGCCGTGTATGGATTTATGCGATCCATTGACAGCTGGTCATTTTCCAAAATCTCCGTCATCTTCTTCTAGTGTACACTGATATTTTTGTCAGCATACGTCCTGGTCTGCACCTTTTCACGGTGCCTCAGCCACATATCATCCAGATCGACGTTCAGCATATAGGCCAACTGAAAGAGGTAGGAAAATACATCACCCATTTCAGTGACAATATCCGTCCCACGATCCTTCTTCAGTCCCGTCTTTCGAAAGTTGCGTTGGTACTGACGTATTGCCGAAGCCAATTCTCCAATCTCTTCTGTGAATAAGAGCCATACTGTACTCACAGGAGCTTTATCCCATCCTTTTGTTCGACATAGTTCGAGCGTCTCGAGTTTATAAGAATTCATCATGATCATTCATAGGGTGAAACTTTTATGTTGATAGATAACATGGCACCTACCGGAAAGTCTCCCAATCGTAGAAAACTACTAAACAAGTCACCTTCACGGTCTCCTCAGCGGAGGATGACAGAAAAAGAGTTGAAGAATATGAACCGATTTTTACATGCAGAAACTTTTTGGACAACACAGCCAAGATCACCAGCGAGCAGAGGTCCTCCATCTGCACGCACTCTTCCAATGCCACCAAAAAACTTACTGACTGGATCTCCTATGCGTCAACATCGTCCATTGCCTTCATTGCCTTCAGCCGAACTTTTTCTGGCCAAGAAAAATAATAAAAAAAGAAATGAACTACCTATGTTTTGGTTCATTTAAATTTTCCCTTTGATCGTATCGATTGCGAAATAAAACAGTACAGCGGCGATAAGTGCCGTGACCACCATGCCCGTCAGTGACAAATCACCAGACTCGCCGAGAAACTTGGGAACCATCTCGGTCAGCTTGGTCTGAACAGGCTTTGAAAATACAGCAACGGCAATAATGCCAGATACAAGCGCCTGCAGTTGTTCAGCCGTCAGGCCAAGAGAGTTTTTGACGCCAGACTTTTCAGCCTGGGGTGCAATAACACCACCGCTAATACCAACGACGCGGTTGTTTGTCGGAGAGGTATACGGGCCATTCAGACCAGGAGTATCATCAAGCATACTTCCACCACCGCCTCCAAGTGGACCAGATGGCATCACGTCCTGGATGGGAGTAGAAAAGTCCATTTCTATTTGCGTAGAGTTTTTTTCCTCATCTTTTTCGCGTCCAGGCTCTTCATCAACAGTAGGAATGTACTGAACTATGTTTGAAGAACCATTAAAATCGAGATTTTCAATCATTGGCATTCCTAATCCTGACTGATAATCTCTTTGCGATTTATGAACGCACAAAAAATATCAGTTTATACTAAAATGGGTATTCTTACTCCACCAACAGAGGAGGTGCCTGTCGTGCCAGAGGAGGTGCCTGCCGTACCGGAGGAAGTGCCTGCCGTACCGGAGGAAGTGCCTGCCGTACCGGAGGAA